TGGATTAAGTAAAAAGATAGAAACTGCATTAGCAATAGAAAACTATCAGAACAAATTGTTTAGATTAGAAAGACCGCCAAAAGGATTCTTAGATATTCCTAACTTAGATGAAACGGCATTAAACAGGTTAGGGGAATACATTGCAGAGGAGACCAGACGTAATCCTAACTTTGTCCCAATTATATCATCAGGTGAAGGACAATCAGGAGCTAAGTTTGTTACAATCATGCCAAGTCAAGGAGAGGCAGGTATGATCCCATATATGGATAAAATAAATCAAGATATTAACTCAGCTTATGGAGTTATGCCATTAGCAGTTGGAGACGTATCTGGAGTAGGTGGATTGAATGCAGAAGGCGAGCAGTTGTCTATGATGGACAGGACAATAACAGAAACACAGAATGTTTTAGTCAAAGGATTCTTTCAACCATTATTAGATATTCTTAAGATTACGGATTGGGAGATTGTATTCAACGACATTGACGAGCGTAATGAACAACAACACTTAGCTAACCTAAGAACTAAAGCTGATGTTATTGCAGCGTTTCAAGGTGTAGGAATTACAGTAGATTTAGATGAAGAAGGAGAGTTAATATTACCAGAAACAGACTCAGGAAGTTTGCCAATGTCTCAGGCGGAAGAGGAGCAAAAAGAACAAGCAGACTTGTATCGGCCTTAGATAGAAACCTAGCAGTTACTATCAAACGAGAAGTTAACAGACTTAGGTCTGCAAAATCATATTCTGAATTAAATGAAAAGCTACCAAACATAATGATTGCATTGGTTCAGGATCTTAAGAATTTAGTTAATCAAGAAATGAAATCTGCGTATTTGCACGGATTTAAATCTGCTGCTGCTGAAGACAGAGTTAAAGTATTAGAGAAACAAGATAAGTATTCACACATTAATTTTAAGCCTACAAAAGCTATGGCTGAGGAGGCTGCTAAAGGTTTAGAATATCGTAGAGAGTTTGGTAGAGGCGGCACAGAAGTAGGAGTTGCAAGGGCTAGGGACATAAAAAACAGGGTAAATCTATCGCCACGAACCGTTAAACGCATGAAAGCTTTCTTTGATAGACATCAATCAGACAGGGAAGGCAAGGATTGGGGCAATGAGAATAATCCAAGTGCAGGATATGTAGCTCATTTACTTTGGGGCGGAGATGCAGGATACTCTTGGGCAAGAGCTAGAGTTAGACAAATAAATGCAGCAGATAAGAAAAAGTCAGTAAGTAAACAAGACAGGTTTCAGATAGACTTTGACCAAGTAGATGAAGATGCGATTAGAGCGTTACAGTCAAATCAAGTACAGACTAACAATTACAATGAGTTGTCTACGGTATTATCTACAAAATTAAATCAAGTAGTTGCAGATTCTATTGTAGAAGGTCGCAGTATTCCTAACACTGTGGCTGAAATGCAGAGAGTTATTAACACAGAAACTTACAAACTAACTAGAATAGCTAGAACTGAAATGATTAATATTACTAATGAAGGCAGACTTGCGTCTTATCAAAAGCAAGAAAAGCTTCGTAAAAAGCCTTTTAGATACACACTAGTTGTTGCATCGGGTGCAAGGACTTGTGCGGCACATAAAGACATAGGCAGTCAAATACCTTCTGAGGGAATGTTACTTAATGACCTCATAGACCTTCAACAAAGGGTAGGAGCAACTTATGGATTTACCCTTCGGGGGAACTCGTTGTTGCACCCAAATCAAAGAACAGTATTAACGAGGGTACCATGAGCAGAATGCCAGATCATATAAAAATTCATATTTCTAATGATAAATATGGACATCATGGTAATGGATTAAGAGATTCACGGGATCAAGAATTTTGGGATTGGTGGGATAGTTTATCAGATTATGAAAAAGAACAGGAGAAAGGAAGATGAGTAGTTGTAAGAAATGTAGAGCTGGCCCAATGTCTGTGCATATTCTAAGTAATGGATTTTGTCAGGCTTGCACAAATGAGTTGTCTTGGAAACAAGGAGAAAGAGTAGCTAGGGAACAGATGGCAAAGAGACAGCGTGTTGCAATGTTTAAGCAAGGTGAAAAGGTAATCAAGAAAAAGTGGAAAGAGAAGTATGGCGATGCCACAGTAGATGAAGTTCTAGGATACTGATGGGAATCACAATCAAGGGCGGAGACAAATTCAAATCTACTTTACAAAAGATAGCGGAAGAACATCCGCAAGTGATGGATGCAGCATTGGATGATACAGCAGACGCAATGTCTTTGGAGGCCCAACGTATTGTCCCAGTAGATACAGGCCGTTTACGTGCCTCTATTAACGTTAAAAGAGAGTTTCTGGTAAAAGTAATTGGTACGAATGTAGAATATGCACCATTCGTTGAATACGGACAACCAGAAGGCACTGGCCCCAGTGGTGGCCCTAAGCCATTCATGAGACCAGCGTTTGAAAACAATCGAAGAAGAGTGGCTGAATTCTTTATTAAGAATCTTTAGGAACCTCCCATCCACAATCATTTGGTTTGTTAGGGCCACCATCTCTTTCACAGCACCAAATAGAAGTGCCTTTGCCTGTAGCAAAAGAACAAAGAGCTGCTGTTTTAGCATAGGATAAACATTCTTTGTCAAAAAAACATTTAGGACAATATGGGCCTTCTTCCTTGCCAGTATCAATATCAGTATATTTGATCGGCTGAGAATAATCATGTGGACTCATCGTTTGGCTCTCCATCCACAATCGTGAGGTCTATTAGGGCCACTATCTCTTTGACAGCTCCAATGGTTAGTGCTTATTTTTTTCAATGCACGTTGTCCCTTCACACGTTTAAACTCAGTACGAAATCCCTCTATTACTTTAGAACGAACTCCTTTCTGAAAACAGGCAGGACAATACGTATTGTATTGATTCGGCCCAAACATCTTCTTACGAATCTGCACAGGCTTGCTGGCCATAGTATTGGCCTTCGGGCGACGAGTGGATTTACCACTCACAGGAGGGACTTTCACCCTCGGTGCGGATGCACACATCAAATAGTGCCGAAGCACTTGCTCTACTATCCCAGTAGCGGGGTGCTTATATAATCTTTCCCTAGTTTATTTTATAGTTTTTAGCTACAAAAATGCCAACCAATGATTATATAACCCCAGCCCGTTAGGTAGTTATGACAAGTAAGAAAAAAGTCTTTGATTTGGCCAAACAAAATGGCCTTGAAATTGAAGGCTACGTTGATCGATACTGGAACCGTGCAGAATGTTCTTGGTATTTGCCAGTAGGTAAGATATTTGGTGACAGACATATGTCCTGTCATGAGGTAACAGTAGACGATTTTGGAGCAGATGTAAAAAATGCTAAAGAGTTCTGGACAGATATGTACAAGCAATTACAATTAGATTTACAAATTATGCAAGACTGCACAAAAACAGAATGTGATTACTGTGGGAACTATGATGAATAAAACACAACTTAAAAAGTATGCAATGCAAGCCAAAAGAAACTTTGATTTTCCTGCAAGAAAAGGATATGAAGCAGGTCAGTTTGTAATGGTTTACGATGGAGAAACCTTTGAAAAGGATTGGGATAATTTATGTACCAAGTATGGAGATGGTTATACTATGGGATGGAAAGAAGCAATAGACCAGATAGAAAAGAATCAAGTATGGGAAGTATTTACAAGAGAGTGGGATGAACATTTTGGTAATGCTGTATGTCGAGACGAAGCAACAGTATGTGATGTTAATTTAATTGATTTTAGAAAAGCCGACATAACAGTTACAAATAAATAGTAGCGATACTAAATCCAGTTATGGCAGCCAAATCCAGTGACTGGAAAGTTTATCGAAAGGAATGGTACAATGATAGAGTTATGGAGACATACATTAACTCACCAATTATAGATAAACAAAATGATTTGATCCCAACTGAAGTATTAGAAGAGTCTATGGATTTCTACATGAAGTATGGAATCTATTCTTATCAACATGAAGAAATACCAATAGGATTGCCATTGGCTTACAAAATAGATGATGGTAAAATCAAAGTCAAGTACGGTATTCATAATCAATTAGAAATGCACGACAAAGTCTGGGATGAAATCAAAGACTTTGGAACAAATGGTGGCAGTAGCATTAGAGGAGAAACGTTATCCCAAGATCTTGTATGTCCAGATGGGGCTAATACTTGCTTTAACAAAATAAACGATTTGGGGCTTTGGTCCGTGTCTTGGGTAGGTGATAACCCAGCAAACATAGAAGCGACTGTTACTGACGTTGCATTGGCCAAAAGCCGTCATGCTGGTGAGCCAGCAAAGCCCAGTGAAAGAAGAAGAGGCAGTAGTCGCAATCCAGCAGGTACAGCTAGTGGAGAACGTGGTGGAATTAAATTAAGTCCTGCAAATATTAAGACATTAGAAAATTTAAGAGATAAACACAATGAGGATGTTGGCGATGACCCAGCTAAGAAAGCTAATCTCGGTGCATTAAAGGCAGTATTCCGTAGGGGTGCAGGAGCGTTTTCAACAAGTCATAGACCTAGCGTATCAAGCCGAGACCAGTGGGCTGTAGCTAGGGTCAAAGCCTTTCTAAAGTTATTGAAATCAGGCAGACCAGCAAATCCAAAATATACAACAGATTATGATTTACTTCCAAAAGACCATCCTAAATCTACTAAGAAAGATAATGGCAAAACCGTAATTGCTAAGCCTCCTAAAGGCTATCACTGGATGATTACTAGAGATGGCCCAGCATTAATGGAAGGAGATTATGAACCTCATGATGGTGCAGTAGAAGGATACGAGTTTGTCTTAATTACGGATCATGATGACGAAAGAATAGTAAAAGCCGACAATCACAATAACTTTATAAATGAAAGTAACAAAATAGAGACCATGACTACAAAGGCAGAGGACTGCGATTGCAGCACTGAGAAAGCAGATGAAACTGTAGAAGAAGTTAAATCTGAAGAAGTTACAGTTGAAGTAGTGTCACCAGACGAGCTACCTGATATAGTAGAAGAGGAAGCAGAAAAAGGTGAACACGAAGAAGAGGAAAAAGACGAACACTACGACATGAAAAGAATGGCTGAAGAAATTAAAGCCCTTCACGCAAAAGTCGAAGAGTTAAGAAAACCTGAAGACGAAGAAAAAGAAGAACACGAAGAAAAGGAAGATGATGAAAAGATGGATCATGAAGACAAGAAGAAAGAATCCGAACCTTCCTTAGATGTCGTTATGAAATCACTTAAGAAATACGGAATATCCGTATATGCTGGTTCAAAGGTTACACCTGCACCAGCAACTGACACTCCAAAAGCAACTTCCATAGACTGGAACAAAATGTCCAAGTCTTGGGATGAGCTTGAAGAAATAGTAGGAGAAAACTAAATATGGCAGGAATGAGTTTCGAAGAATATGTAAACGCCTATTACGGCGGAACACTTGGAATATCCAAGAGGTACGGCATTAGTAAAGCTGATGACAATGTTACAACTACAACCCTAGCAGAAGGATTAAACACAGTCTTCGGGGCAAAAGTATTCAATCAGCTAAATACTAAGTCAGAAGTTTTTAAACTTTTGAAGAAAGAAGCATGGACACAGTCTGGTTTCAGAGCATTGACAGCACGTCACGCCACAACAGCTGGAGTAGCAGAAGGCGGAGCTTTCCCAGAAACAGACCAACCAGCACTAAAAGAGATTACACTAACTTTGAAAGAAGTTGTAACTCCTTGGCAAATGTCCTCAAAAGCTGAGATTCTATCTGAATCAGATGATGGACTTGGTAACTTAGCAGCTTTCATGAGAAAAGAACAAGGAGAAGCACACGCTTTCTTCCTTGATGATATGTTAACCAAATCTGTAGAAGCAAACAGTGACGGAGCAACTGGAGCAGGTCAAGCAGGAAACAACATGGAATCCTTAGACCGTGTAACAGCTACCTTAGCTTATGTAACAGATGCACAATCTCCATCTAACAGTCAAGATGACTGTGATATGTATGGATTAGATATTTCATCTAACGCATTCTTTGATGCAGGTCACACACACTTTACCGATGATGGTTCTAACAACGCATTGGCATTAGATGACCTTGACACAATGATTGCAGCATTACTAGAAAACGGTGCAAACTACAATGAATTAGTTATACTAACTGGATACGACACATATCAGAATCTAAAAGCTTTAATGCAAGGAACAAACGGAGCATTCAAATTTGATCTGGCAGGAGCAGGAGCAGCTAACCAGAACGGAGTTACTGGAGAAGCAGGTTTCAACTTTGATTCTAGAGTCGGTGCATACGATGGAATACCAATATTCCTATCACAACACGTTCCAAAAGATGGAGCATCTAGATTATATATGTTGGACATGGCAAGCTTAGCAATGAGAGTTGCAGCACCAACAACCTATGTCGACAACACCAACCTAGCTGTAAGACAAGTTCTCAGCAGAGAATATGCCTTTATCACAGCAGGTGAATTAGTAGCATACAAGAGATCAACAAGCGGAAGTATCCGAGACTTAACGGCTTAGAGTGTTTGGAGGACTAATTAAATGGTCAACATCAAATACACTGGCTCTAGGTTCACTAGGCGTAGGTTACCTAATGGGCGTTGGATTGCTTTCAGACCCAATGAAACCGTTGAGATTAAAAGCGAAAGACTCGCTAAAGAACTCGAAACGCAAAGGGACTTTGTTATTGCAAAAAGCAATACCCCAAAAGTTGGGGCTGGGATTAAGACTCACGTCAAACCTCCTAAGTCTAGGGGCAGACCTCCTAAGTCCAAAGCAAAAACCAAGATCCAAGAAAAAGTAGATAAGTTACCTAAAGGTCTTAAGAAGAACAAGAAGGCCAAGAAAGGGAAGGCTGACTGATGGCATCTACTGTCGTCAGAACAAGCAAAAGACTAGACAGAACTCGCACAGCAATGACTTTCTCCAATACGGAGACTGCTGTGGGAGGCTCTGAAACTACAGTCTTAGATAAGTTTGATGCAGCATTGTATAACAGATTTGCTATACAGATATTCAATAGTGACGGATCGACAGCAGGAGTCGCTAAAGTATTCGGTTCGTTAAAAGATGAACCAAGTACAGAAGGTGGTTCTGATTGGACACAAGTCGGTGACGACATATCTGTTGGAACTAGCAGTAATGCATTGAAGGCTATATCTACAACTGCTTTGAAACATCTATGTGTAAGGGCTACAGGCAATGGTGCAGATTTGACTGTTATTGTCTATGCGGAGCAAGTTTAGTGAATGGCGACCTACAACTCCGCTGGCAGCGGTAACTTTAACGTAGACGCTACTTGGACTGAAACAGGACATCCTTCTACTGGTGACACGGCAGTAATTGCTAGTGGTCACACTGTAACTATGACTGCTGATGATGCAGTGGGTTCAATAGACATTCAAGGAACTTTAACTACTGATGGTACAGCTAGAACGTTAACTTTAGATGCAAATGCACAAGGATACATTTGTGAACACAGAGGAACAGTATCTACAACTATTAATCTAGTAATAAATAGTGATTTTGCAGGTGACAAACTTATTAGATTGAATAATGGTGGTAATGGTAATTTTAATAATGTTAATATTACTTTACAATCAACATCAAGAAAACTTACGATAGGCACAGAAGCAGCTTCAATAGATGGTGATTTAACAATTACACAAGGAATATTTGATACCGATTCTAGCAATAATTATGCAATTACAGTAACTGGAGACATAAGTGTAGTTGGAACTTTAATAGGAAATACTAGTGCAATTTCAAGTAGAAAATTAACTACAACAGGGACTTTAAATGGCGGTAACTTTACAGTTACAGGTTCAGGTTTAGGAAATACTACAAGAACTATTGATTTAGGTGGAACTGTTACTGGTAATGTTGACATTACACTTACAGGAGCAGGAAATAATAGACACGAAGATTTACAAGCTTCAGGTAACATTAGAAATTTGACTATAAATAATGCAGCAGCAGTGATCCACACAGGAAGAAATACAACAATAGATGGAGACCTTACAATAACAGCAGGAACTTTATCTACTGATGATGGTGGAACATCTGTTGACCTTACAGTAGCAGGAGATGCAAGTGTAACAGGAACACTTACAGGCAATGCTTCAGCAATCAGTCTTGGAAGTCTTACAATAGCAAGTGGGGGAACCTACAGTGCAACAAGCGGAACTACTACTATAACCAGCGAAACAAGTGGAGGATATGCTATAGACCACGATGGAACGTTTACACATAATAATGGAACGGTATTGATAACAACGCCAGCAACTACTTTGTTAGATTTGTTAGCAACAGGTAATTTATACAATTTAACTATAAATCACGCAAGTTGTGTTGCAAGGATTGTTTCACATTCAACAATAGACAATGATGTGACTGTAACGGCAGGAACTTTAAACACAGCTTATGACGTTAATGTAACGGTTACAGGCGATGTAAGTGTGTCTGGCACATTTGGTCTTGCTGAGGAATCTGGGGCACATTCTTTTGGAAGTCTTACAATAGAGAGTGGAGGAACTCATATTGCAACAAGCGGAACTACTACTATTACTA